TGTAGTGGATTAGACATAATAGATTATATAGAGAATTCCAAATTAGAAACTCTTCATAAGTATAGATTATTATTAATATATAATACAATTAAAGAACATATTAGAAATGAAAAATTACTAATATTTGTGATACTTATTTTGCGATTTATACGTTCTAATGTTGATTTAGAAAATATACTATTTATGTAAATGGATGATTATTCACTAACAGCATTAAGCGATTCAAAGAATGAATGGTGTGCTAGATTAATTAATTTACTAACACCAGCAGTAATAGAGGGTCTTCGATCAATATTTATCGAAGCGCGGAACTTATGCAATGAGAATGATGAAGATGAAAAATATCTCATGACATTTCAAACTTTTTTAAGTCGTGTTCCAAAATGGAATGAGGCTATTATAGAGGCAGAGAGAACGCGCATAGAAGAAAGCACAAATTGTGGATATTTAGAAGAACTAATAACATGTGTTCATATTATCCAACTGAAGGCACTCACTTGTGTTCGTGTAGGAACAGAACAAAAAAAGGTAGATATTAATATTCCCTCAAGAAACGAGTTTATTCATCGCGTCTACATTAATGCAGCTCGTAAATTATATACAGTTGTATACTTGTTTGAGAGGGATATTGCTCCGCTGCAAACTCAAAAAAATAATAGAGAGTTAGAATTAATTGTAAAAGAATGTATTTTAAATAGTGTTCGCGACACAATGCCTGTAGAAGAGATATTGCGCGCTTATATTGATGAAACAGAAGAGGAAAATGTAACAGAAGTTGTCATACCAGTAGAAGAAGAGGTTGAAGAAAAATTGGAAGCTGAAAATACAACTGAAAACGAAAATACAGAGAAGAATGCGACCAAAAATACAGAGAAGAATGAGACCAAAAATACAGATGAAAACGTCGCTGAAAAGGCAAATGATACAGAAAACAGCACAACTACGGAATTAGTAAAGACTTCATCGAATAGTGCAGTTCAACAGAGTTCGTCAGTCACAGTGCAGACATCTGCTGCTGCCGACTCATCGCCACTGACAACTTCAACCGTCGTGGAACAGATCGCGAATGATAATGTAAAATTTAACGATACAGATAATGCGATAGATACGAATGGTAAAGAAAGTAATATTGTTGCACCTAAAACAGACGAGCGTCTAGAACGTATTGCGGCGATTGCAGCAGAAAGACGTAAAGAAGAAGAAGAGGAAGATGAGGACGAGGATCAGATAACTATAGGCAATGAAGTAAAATTAGAATTAGATGAAATAAATGATTTAAACAAACCAGCAACGATTATTCCACCAATATTGGATGATATAGAGATCCTTAAATAAAAGTTTTATAAATAAAAGTTTTATAAATAAAAGTTTTATAAATAAAAGTTTTATAAATAAAAGTTTTATAAATAAAAGTTTTATAAATAATACGTAAAAATATCTATATTATCTCATATATAATTTATATAATGTCGATATCATTTACAAATGCAATAGTCATAGCAATAGTATATTTTATTGTAAAGTTTTCTGAAATTAAATTTATAAATAAAGAAAATAAACCAATTAAGCTATTAATACGTGATACTGTCGTTGTTTTTGTTGCTGGAATAACGGGTATGTATATTATTAACTATTTTAATGTTGAAACAATAAAAGCCGCAGCAACTACAGCATTTACAGGATCACCGGATTTTTAACTAAGACTTCATATCTTTATGTAGTAGTTGAATAACCACAATAAATATACTATTTTTAATATTTACAAAATAAGCTTTGTAAATATTATGGCATATATATCGCATAGATATATCGCATATATATCGCATATATATCGCATAGATATCGCATAGATATAGCATATATATCGCATATATATATCGCATAGATATCGCATAATTATATCTGCGAGTAGTCAGGATAGCTATCAATATTCATAATAGCTTTACTTTTGGTAATTTTCTTTTTAGAAATGATAAATTTTTGAAAATAGTTATTTAGAATAACATTTTTTGGTGTATGCTTATGAACAGTTCTAGCAATCATTTTATATAATTTGAAATCCGGATAACGTTCTTTTCCGTTAGATTTATATAAAATATTGCGTCCTTCATCATCAAGACACCAACCAAGTATAATTTTAATAATAGGAGACTTAATTTTTCTAACATCATCTAAATCATCGATAAAAAAATCGAACATAGAGCATGATAATCGTGACAAATCAAAACTATAATTCGGTTCAATGCATGGTTTTTTACTATTATAATATGGTTCACAATTATATTGAGTAGCACCATCACCATCGCGATGAAAACTGTCACTGCATAGACGCTTTCCTCTATAATGATAAATAGCCCTCCCAAAGTCAATGATTTTATAAATTTTTCCAAAAGTAGGTACTTTATAATATTTTTGATCAAATTTATAATATAAAAATACCTTTTTTGTAGAAATATACATAATATTATTTGTATGTAAGTCATTGTGTGTCATGTGAAAAACTTTTTGAAAGGTGATTAAAATCATCAATAATTGCATGATTATTGACCCAAGTTCATCGTCTGGAATATCCCCATGTAAAAGATAGTTATCAAAAGTATTTTCACATTTTTCTAGAGCAATTATTTCTACTGGAAACTCATGTAAAGTCGCATTAACAGAATCTTCTGTTGCAGTGGAATATGATGACATACTGTTATTGTCAGTATCTGTTTCAGAAATAGAATCCGAATACGTATTTGATACAGAATCTATTTCTGAATTGGTATTTGATGAACGTGAAGAACAAGAGCTTGTGGAAGTTGTCTCATATTTTAGTGAAGTGTTGTTTTTATTATCGGTATTGTTTTTATTATCGGTATAAAGAATTTCCAGTTCTTTATATTCGGAAGAAGTATCAGCTGCAGCAAACAAACTATCAAAATGTGATATATCAGTAATATTTTTTAATTCTATAATTGTATTTGAAGAAAAATTACTGCTATTATCTATTAATACCTCTTCGATAGAAAGTTTTTCACGATTTGTTTTTGTATAGTTCTCATAATAATCATCATAATATTTATTATCTAATTCAAACAGGCTATTTTTATGTTGGCAAAAAAATTTCGATTCATGTAAATACTCTAGTTCATCATAAATATTTACACAAAAATCCGTTTTATTTCCTAAATATGCTCCGTAAAAATCTGTTCCATGAATAAAGTTATGTTTATGCAATAATTTACTGGATAAAAATGAGAAAAATCCATCCGTATATGAAGAATTATTATTGTCGCGAATTTTAAAATGAGAATCTTCTTTTTCAAAAGTAGGCAAGTTACATAAATTTACATTAGATAAATCATATTTACCAACCATATATTTAATCGGGTCTAAAAGAGGACTAAATTTAAAGAAAATCTCGCGCTCTACAATATTGTTGCATATATCTATTACTTTAGCATTGCCTGTATTATATGAATCCATGTCTAATATATCATTTAATGTATATGTATGATTAAGATTTATAGCATTTGCATTATTTTGAGTTAGTGTGAAAAAAGTTTCATAAATGGGAATATAATTTTGTATATTAGTAATATTTAGTTTTTCTATAGCAGAAAATCTAGAAAACAAATTTTTATTATCATTTTTTTTATAATGCAAGTCCATTATTTTTGTTAAATATTTATTATCCTATTTTTAAACTTATAATATGACTATTAATATATTAATCTCTTGAATATTATTATTATTATGCGGTATAATAATATTTAATTTATATAATTATTTAATACATGACTCTAGAGCTAAAAAAATTCGATATGTCTCAAATTAGCTTTAAACCTGATGAAAATAACGGACCAGTTGTTGTCTTAATAGGGAGGCGTGATACCGGAAAAAGTTTTCTTGTGCGAGATTTATTATATTATCATCAAGATATACCGATTGGAACTGTAATATCAGGAACTGAAGCCGGCAATGGATTTTATGGCGAACATGTGCCAAAACTGTTTATTCATGACGAATACAATACTGCAATTATTGAAAATATACTAAAACGGCAAAAAGCAGTATTAAAACAAGTTAAAAAAGAAATTCTACAATATCGACGTTCTACTATTGATCCCAGAACATTTGTGATTTTAGATGATTGCTTGTTTGATGCGTCGTGGACGAAAGATAAAATGATGCGTCTATTATTTATGAATGGGCGTCATTGGAAAATAATGATGATAATTACTATGCAATATCCTCTCGGTATTCCACCAAATCTCAGAACAAATATTGACTACGTTTTTATTTTAAGAGAACCGTATATTAATAATCGCAAAAGAATATGGGAAAATTATGCGGGAATGTTTCCAACCATGGAAAGTTTCTGCCAAGTTATGGATCAATGCACCGAGAATTATGAGTGTCTCGTTATAAATAACAATGCGAAATCAAACAAATTGCAAGACCAGATATTTTGGTATAAAGCGGAACCACACAATGCATTTAAACTAGGATCCAAAGAATTTTGGGATATATCTAAAGATCTTAATTCTGATGATGACGACGAACCATATGATCCAACATCAAATAAAAAAAGAAGCGGAACAAAAATAAGTGTTAAAAAAAATAAATGGTAATCACACGTGGTCTATTTTATCTGCAACACATTTCAGTTTATTTATTTCTGCATCAGTATCTATATTCCTATAATTATATATACAATCGTGTTGTTCAGACAATCGATGCAATTTACAAAAGTGTTTATTGCATTTACATGTTGCCATCATCATTTCTACTGCACTAATTTGTTTTTTACAATCTTTATATTCGCAAATACTTTTTTTCCTGCCCGGCATATTATAACTTATATATATTTATGAAATATATTTAAGTTATTGTGCAATATATCAAGACATAATTTAGTATATTATGCTTCTTCGACCGCATCGGTATTTACGTCGCCGCTTGACGGTGTATTATCTTTTTCAACCATACATTCACATATAATCTCATTTTTATCACCAGTAGTCTTACATTTTTCAAAACCAGGGAGTGTGCAGACACCATCTTTACAGTCCATGGTATGTTCACTTACCATAGTGTCATTTTCTTTATTTGCATTTTTTTCATTAGAATTACCTTCAGTTATAGCACTCGTATCTTTACTTTCGTCTTCCTGCTCTTCGTTGATTGATTCCAAATTATTTTTAGCAGCTAATTCTTCTCTGTGCTTTTTAACAGCAGTTAAATTGTTATAGCCATAATCACTATTCTTATGATCGGTGATAATATTTTCTCCCTCAAATAATTCTTTTCGAATGTCTGCAACGGCAACATTCTCGTTACCCAGTGCTTTTTCAACGGAACTAGCATTGGCAACGCTTACTAATTCTCCGTCTTCATTAAGCATTTGTGTAAGTGGGTTATTTGTCTCCAGAGATTTTTTCCTATTTTCTTCCATTGCTTTAACTTTACTTTCTTTTACGCGTTTCTCAAACTCAAAATTTGCCGCCTTTTCGTTTTTATCCTTTTCATGCATCAACTGGTTAAGCTCCTCCTCCATGTATTCCACTCGCCCTGTTTTATATGCTTCTGGATGGAACGGCATCCATGAACCGATTGGACCAACATATACATCGTGTGTCGGGTCCATCTCGCGCAACATTTTACATCGCAATTCCGCTTCTGCTTGAGTCGGATAAGAACCTCTCACTTTAATACCTCTGACACTGGTTTGAAAGGAAACCTCTTCATTGTATGTTTCCATTAATTTATCCTCATTCTTATCTAAAAACGTTTTGTAATCGTCGGCAAGATTTGTTAAAAAAAGGTTATCTTTTTCTTCTCGACAAAACTCGGTAAAATCATTGTCAATGATACTATAGTCTAGTTTGTGTTTGTATGCAATAAAACTTAGGAACTGTGAATACTTCTCCAATGATTTTTTCATATCCCATTCTTTCACATATTGTTCAAAGAAAAAGGTTTCACGTTGTTTTATCTCTTTCTCGGGTGAAATAAAGGAAAGACAAACAAATTTTTGCCCAGAAATAGCACTATCTTCATCCAGAACATCGACATATTTAGGGTTGTCTTTTCCGTCCGCTGTTTTTTTATATTCCATATCCTTGAGTTTTTTATTCTTTAGCATAATATTTATGTTAATAATTTGTTTTTAGTATTTAAGTTTATTTATTTGGATAAGATATTTGTTTGTTTCCTTTTCTTTTTTCTATTTTTTCTATTTTTTTTTCTATACAATACATATAATGTCAGCACATTCTGGTTTCGATCTCAGCGAACTCGTAAAACGCGCAATAAAATATTTAGTAGAGGGTCTTATGGTTGCAATTGCAGCATTCGCAATCCCAAAGAAATCTCTTAATTTC